CGCAGCAGACCGGCGGCAGCCAGAACGACCCGAAGACGAAGAAGCAGTCAGGCTCGGGCAAGTGAGCACAACGAAGGCGGGGGCCACCCTGACGCAGGCGCACCGGACGACGCAGGCCAAGACCGGCGCGCTGGTCGCGTACGCCGTGGCCCGCCTGTGGCTGAAGACGGTGAAGCAGGACAACCTGGAGGAGACCACGGCGACGTGGATGCGTCTCGTCCGGGCGCTGATCCTGCAGCAACGGAAGAAGTCCATCCAGACGACGCGGGTATACTACCCGGCGTTCCGGAAGCTAGAGCTCCCCGGCGAGCCGATGTTCGAGATGCCGAAGATCGAGGACATCGACGACGAGCAGATCTTCACCGCGCTGCGCGTCACGGGTCCGATCGCCTACCAGAAGGCCGCGAAGCGTGTAAACGAGCTCAAGGAGCGCGGCACGCCGATGTCCGACGAGGTGGCGGATGCCCTCCTGAAGGAAGCCTTCGAGTCGGCCGCCAAGACCTCAGCGGCCAGCGCCATGCGCCTGACGCTCGAAGGCGGGCGGGAGCAGATGAAGGAGGCGGCCAAGACAGACCGGCGCGCTCTCGGATGGGCGCGCGTGACAGCGGCCGACCCCTGCTACTTCTGCGCCATGCTGGCCAGCCGTGGATTCGACTACGGCAAGGATGCCTTCAAGGCTTCTGACGCGCTGTTCGTCGGCGAGGGCAAGGCCAAGGTCCACGACGGATGCCGGTGCACGATGGAGCCGTCCTTCTCGACCGACTCCGAGCTCCCGGCGCACTCAGCTGAGTGGGAATCCCTGTGGGCCTCCAGCACCGGTGATGTGTACGGCCGGGAGAAGTTCCGGAAGTTCCGTGCGGCCTTCGAGGGCCGGGAGTACAAGCGGAGGCGACGCTGAATATCACGTGATATCCTGACTTGATGGATACCATCACGTGCAACCGATGCAAGCAGACTAAGCCAATCGACGCTTTTCGCCTGGAGCCATCAACCGGTCGTCGCCGAAAGACCTGCCGACCCTGCCGAACTCAGCAGGTAACCCAGTGGCGGAGGGATACCGGCTACAAGTCACCTAATGCTTCGACCAGCCAAAGGAGGTCGCACCTGAAGACTCGTTACGGCCTGACCGTCGAGGAGGCGGATGCGATGATCGACGCCGGATGCGCGGTCTGTGGCGTGAAGCAGTCTAAGAATGGTAAGAGGCTGTCCATCGATCACTGTCACTCCAGCAACAAGGTCCGTGGAGCTCTCTGCAGCGGATGTAACCTGGCTCTTGGTAGCCTGGAGGAAGATCCTGACCGAGCCCGCCGTCTCGCCGTTTACATGGAGGAGCGATGCCGGGTCGACGAGTGAAGAGGTGGGGCGTGTACCACGCTCTGCGACGTAAGGGTTACTCAAAGGGCAAGGCGGCCCGGATCGCCAACTCCGGTACGAAGAAGAGCCGCAGGCGGAAGAAGTGAGGGACTGGCTCCGGGAGAACCAGTACCTGATCCGGGCGTGGGTTTACATCGCCTTGACGATTCCGGGCGTCATCTGGTGGCGGGAATCCGTCCTGTTCGTCATCTTGCTCTCCCTGGGCGCCAATATCGACACGGCGCTCGGGGCTCATGAGGCGCACAAGTCGCGCCGCGAGAACGGCAATCAGCAGTGATGTCAAGGGCAAGTTCATGATCTGAGATGCGGCGACCTCACGTCCCCATCTAATCTAAGACCATCGGGGTGACCGTAGGTGGGCATCCCTCGCAGTCCGTAGGAGGACAACCGTGGCACTACCCAAGTTCGACGAGTTCAAGGCTCCGTGGGAGACCGACGCACAGGGGAACCCCATCGCGGAGGCCGACCAGGTGATCGACAAGGGGCTACTGAAGAAGTACCTCTACAACACCCTCTCCGACAAGGAGAAGGCACAGATCGCCAGGGACACTGCTCGGAGCGAGAACACCGAGCTCAAGACGAAGGTCACGGAACTGGAAGGGAAGCAGACCGGCGGCGAAAGCACCGGCCAGCCGAACGACCAGATCAAGCAGCTGATGGGCCTGGTCCAGAAGCTCACCGAAGACAACAAGAAGGCGGAGTTCAAGGCCACGAAGGTGGAGATTCTGTCGACGAAGGGTTTCGACCCGAAGTCCGACATGGCTCTCTTCGAGGGCAAGGACACCCCGGAAGCAGTCGAGCAGTACGCGGACCTCCTGGTCGAGCGTGGCCTCGGCGGCAAGAAGCCTACGGAAGGCGAGAACGGTGGCAACGGCGACGAGGGCAAGGCGCCCAAGCTCGACGGCAAGCCGCCGGTACAACTGAACAACGGTCTGCCGGGCAACGGCGCTGAGGGTGACGTCGATGTCGACGCCTTCCTGAAGCAGTACTCGTCCGGCAACGCGCTGTAAACAAGACCCCGCAAGGTCCCGCCACGGAGACCCGAGCGGCCATCCCGAACTTCTAGGAGGTTCCCGTGGCAGTCCTCAAGGCCCAGCCGAAGAAGATCGTCCAGTACGCTCTTCCTCTGCTGCAGCGTCAGCTGGTTGCCCCCTTCGTGGTGACCCGCATCGACGGTCAGAACTTCAAGGGCGCCAAGGGCGACACCGTGAACATGCGGATCCCCGGGCTCCGTGCGGTCGCGCGTGACTACGAGTGGCGCACCCGCAACAACCCGATCGTCCTCGACGACATCGAGGGTCTGGCCTCGATGCCGGTCAAGCTCAACAAGCACGTCGTCAGCGCGACCGCCCTCACGGACGAGCACCTGACGATGGACAACGTCGAGCTCACCAACGAGGTCGTCGGTCCGCAGACCGAGGCGATCGCGGCCGACTATGAGGCGAAGGTCGTGGCCGGTCTCCGGTCCGCCGCCATCCACCCGGACCTGGTCCTGGCTCCGGCCGCAGGCACCGACCCGCACCTGGTCGCCATCGAGGCGAAGCGCGTCATGGACGCCAAGAAGGTCGCGCCGACCTCCGGCCGCGTCTTCCTGGTCGGCTCCGACGTGGCCGCCGACTGGCTGACCAGCGACCGGCTGTCGCAGTACACCAGCACCGGCGAGACCGGCACCCCGGCCCTGCGCGACGCGGTCATCGGCCGCCTGGCGGGTGCTCCGGTCGTGGAGCACAACGGCCTGAACCCGGACGAGGCGTACTACCTCTCCCCGTCGGCGCTCCTGCTGGCGAACCTCTCCCCGGTCATCCCGAACGGTGTCGTCGCCGGTGCGCAGCTGAGCGCCAACGGCTTCGCCATGCGGCTGATCTTCGACTACGACGCGGCGTACCTGCGGGACCGCTCGGTCGTGTCGAGCTACCTGGGTCTGAACGACGTCCGTGACGAGCGTCAGGCCGACGGCCGGTGGATCTACGAAGAGGGCGACCTCGACGACGACGAGTACCCGACGGGCGTCACCATCAACCCGGTCGGTACCCGGAAGAACGTCCGGATCGTGAAGCTGAACTACACGGGTCTGGGCTCCGTCCTGGTCTGATCCTCGGATCACTTGAAGGCCCCCGCTTCGGCGGGGGCTTTCCTGTATCCTGGGCGCATGGCCACTCTGGAAACGCTTGAGCACCTGGCGATTTGGACCGGGAAGGATCCCGTCGTCGTCGCCGCCGACGTGTTCGCGCAGCTGGTCATGGAGCGCGCCACCGAGCTCGTGGTCGAGAAGGCCGAGATCCCGGCGACTTGGGAGACCGACCCGACCGTCGTTCCCGCTCGCGCGAAGACCATCTGTCTGCTGGTGGCCGCCCGGACCTACACCAATCGCCGGTCGGTGATCAGTCAGTCTGTCGGCCCGATCAGCGAGACGCTGATGGCTCAGATGGCTGCCGCGATGCAGCTGACCGAGGCGGAAGCGGCCGAGCTCGAAGCGCTGGCCAACGAGAACGCCGGTCCGTTCGGCGGGCTCTACACAATCACCACCACCCGGGGCGACGATGTCCCGATCATCGACAACATCAACCTGCCCGACTCCTCCGGATCCGACTGGCTCATCCCCTACGCGGTGGAGGGCGAGACGGGCGCCTTCGATACCCTGGCGGAGGAAGACGTGGTCAGTCAGGCCGAATTCGATGCGCTCCAGGCGCTCGTCAACGATCTCGTCACCGGCAAGGTGAGTGTCGCCGACATGAACGCCGCGCTCGCCTTGAAGGCCGATGCCGACGCCCTGGCGGCGAAGGCCGACAAGACCTACGTCGACACTCAGGATGGCGCCCTCGATACCCGACTGGACGCGGCCGAGGCGGACCTGGCTACGAAGGCGGAGACGTCCGACCTGGGCGTCCAGATCCGGCTCACCCAGCCCGAATCGGGCTCCGGAGAGCTCTGGGCTGACACCTCGGGGGTCTGATGCCCGGCGACCTGCTCGTGGCCTGGACCTTCGACGAGGCTTCCGGCCCAGTCCTGGACCACTCCGGCAATAGCCGGGATCTCACACTCAACGGAACTGCCGCCCGGTCGTCCGGAAAGCTGATCCAGACTTCGGCGGGCACGGTCACCACCGGTCCGGACGTCACCGCCTTTGAGACGTCCGTCCGGACCTGGATGCTGAAGCTGACTGTGACCGGCGCCGCGAACTGCTGGGCGATGGAGTTCTACCGGACCGCGAACGACACCGGCGTGATGGGCCTGCTCCTGCTGAGCGGAAACCTTCATTTCCGGATCAAGAACCCCTCGAACAGCGTCTTCTCGTCGGCGACCATTCCGCAGGACACCGGGAATGAGCATCACATCGCGGCGACGTACGACGAGACAGGGACGCTTCGCGTCTACCGTGACGGGGTCCTGCTTGGATCCCCGGTTCCGGTCACTGGAGGAATCTGGGATGCGGACGTTCTGCGGGTTCTGGACAACGCTGGAGGCGTCTTCCGGATCGATGACGTGCGGCTGTTCAACGGTGCTCTGACGCAGGAGGAGATCGATGCGTGGCGCGTCTTGCCCGCAGATCAGTTCCCGGACACCGGTGGGCCGGAGACTCCCGGTAGACTGAAGTACGAATCGTCGCCGGGCGTGTGGACCCCTGTGCCGATCAAGACCGAGACCGGAGCACCGGTGACGGTGAAGTCCGAGACGAGTCCGGGGACCTGGGAGGCGCTGCCGTAATGGACGGTACACAGACGATCCAGATCAAGCCCTTCGTGTCCCGGGACAGCCACGGCGACGTGACGTACGGCGATCCGGTCGAGGTCCGCGAGGTGATCGTGTGGCCGCGCACCTCCGATGAACTGGAGCGTGGCGGGACGATCATCGACGGCCTGAACGTTTACATCCAGCCCGGCAAGCCGATCCCCAACGCCAAGGATCGAGTCGTCTATGACGGCAAGTCGTACGACCTTGACGGCGTCCCCGGCGAGTATCCGCTGGGCGGCGAGTTCCAGACGCTGGTGGTACTGAAGGGGACGGGATCCTGATGACGGTGCGCGCGAAGTACAACCCGGATCACAAGGGCATGCAGGAGTTCATGCTGTCCGAGCAGGCCCGTCAGCCTTGCGTCGAGGTGGCCGAGGCGATCGTTGAGCGCCTGCGTGGCACGGTGAAGCGAAGCAAGCGAGAGGACCCGGATGGACACCTGGCGGACTCGTACAAGGTCAACAAGAACCCGGCGCCGGTTACCCTGGGCGAAGCTCCCCGCGTGGGGGCGGAGGTCTATTCCGAGCACCCCGCTGCCGCCGCTGAGGAATTCGGCGGGAAGCGGAACAAGCCTCGCCGATGGCTCGGGAAGGTCGGAAACAAGTACCACGTCCCCCTGAAGGTGCGGAAGACATGAGCAACGTTTACACGCGGTTCCCGAACATCGAGGACGTCCTGCGATACTTGCTCCTGGACAAGTTTCCGGACGAGCTGCCGGACGAGACTCGGATCGGATCGGACTTCCCGGACAGCGACAATGGCTACTTCGTCCGGATCGAGAAGATGGGCGGAGTCCGCACTCGCCTCGTCGATTACCCGACGGTGGACATCGAGGTCGTGGCGCCGACGTACGGACAGGTGGAATCGCTATCTGAGTCGATCAGCATGCTACTCCTCGGATACCCTCATACCATAGCGACACCATCCGGGGTCGCTGTGCTGGACTCGGTCGACGAGACGAGTTCGTTTGCGGAATACCCGTATCCGGACTCCTCGTACCGGCGACTCTCAGCGACGTATGACCTTTCCCTCCGGGGGAACTGACAACGGAAGGTGGCCACAGTGCCTTCGTACGACACCCTGAAGAACAAGCAGCGGGAGCTCATCCGCAAGGCGCTGGACGGCTCCGTCTTCGTGGCACCGTTCGCCGACGCGACCGGCACCCCGACTGCCGTCATCACCGACATGACCACCTACGCGGCTGGCCCGCCCGTGGTCATCGACCTCACGCCGCTCCCGACCGGCTGGGACGACCTGGGTCTGCTGAACACCGACGGCGCGTCGTTCGCCTCGGAGACCACGAGCTCCGACGTCACCTCGTGGGGTGAGGTCAGCCCGACCCGGACCGACATCATCTCCGACACGACCACCCTGACGGTGACCGCGCAGGAGACCAAGGCGCTGACCATCGGCATCATGTCCGGTGTCGATGTCGCGGCCCTGACTCCCGACGCCGACAGCGGCGAGCTCGCGTTCGCCAAGCCGACCCGTCCGGCCGGTTCCTACTACCGGCTGTTCTCGGTCGCGGTGGACCAGGGCGCCGGTGGCGACATCTGGATCGGCCGGTTCCTGCCGCGCGCCAAGAAGTCCAACCAGGGCGAGCAGGTGTTCGGCGGCGGCGACGACCCGATCAGCTACCCGTTCACCTTCACCGGTGAGGTCGACGACGCTCTCGGGTACTCCGAGAAGTGGTTCTTCGGCGGGCCGGGCTGGAAGGCCCTCCTGACGGAGATGGGCTGGGCCTGATCCTCAGCCGTAGAATCCCCCGGGTCCAGGCGGGCACCCGGGGGATTCTCATGTCCGGGCTGATGGTGTACCCTTTTGGCATGAGCGACTTCCCGAAGCACTACGAGCACAAGCTGAACAAGAACCTGCCCGCGCGGGTTGCCTACACGCCGACCGAGGCGGTGAACCTCGAAGCCCGTGGCTACACGGTCTACGAGGCGCCGAAGGCCGACGAGACCAAGACCGACGAGTCCAACACCGGTGGCGGCGAGCAGTCGGCCGACGCCAGGAGCGCAGCCAAGAAGGCCGCGTCCTCGAACCGCCAGAACTGAGCAAGGAGCCCGCCAAGCATGAGCAAGCCGACCAACATTCAGGACAAGCTGAACGAGAAGGTCACGATCAACCTCGACACGATCGAGTACGAGACGCCGGACGAGAAGTTCTCGTTCGTGCTCGCCGGTCGCCGGATGGAGCTGGACGACCCGAACCTGGTCGACTGGAAGATCCTGGCCGAGCTCGGCTCGCCGGTCGAACTGCTGCGCCACGTCGTGCAGAGTGACGAGGACCGGCAGTGGCTGCGTGACCACAAGCTTCCGATCGAAGGTCTGAAGCGTCTCATGGACGCCTACGCCCGGCACTACGGCCTGCCCGAGATGGGAAAAGGCGCAGGCTCTGTCATCTGATCAGCAAGTACAACGATCAGCTTGAAGTCGACTTCGCCCGCCACTACCCCGCCGAGAACGTCGGCCGGTTGTGGCGGGCCCGGTCGTGGCGGAAACTGCTGAACCTCATCGATCACCTTCCGCAGAACAGCTACTACTACCAGGCGTTGATGGACGACGACGAGCACGCCAAGGCCGTCGCCGCGTGGCAGTCCGAGAACGAGAAGCCTGGCGAGGAGAAGAAGCACCACCCCGGCTGGCAGACCTGGTCGCCGGAGGTCGAGCACCTGGCCAGCATCGAGGACGAACTGCGGCAGCTGCGTTCCACGCTGATAGCTGTAAACGGCGCGAAGCCTCCGCAGATGGAGCCCGTCACTCGCCCGAAGAGCAAGGTCGCCGAGCAGAAGAAGCTGGCGGACTATCGCCGGAAGCTGAAGGTTCACGACAGCCTCGTGGCGAAGATGCTCCCGCACAAGGCGGAGTGACCGCCCTGCTACACTAGTCCGGAAGCCCGCTCTGACCACCTGGAGGATGAAGTGCCGTATTCAGCCGGTACCATCATCCTCCAGGTCGTCCCCTCGTACATGGGCTTCCAGGACGCCAACGAGAAGATGGCCAAGGATCTGGCCCGCTCGCTGGACGAGTCCCTTGAGAAGGGCGCTACCGCCGGAGCCAAGAAGGCTGCGAAGCGTGTAAACGAGATCCTGGGCGACGAGGTCGGCAAGGATTCCGGCGAGGCTGGCGAGAAGGCCGCAGAGAAGTACGCCGGTTCGTTCCGGACGACCCTGCAGAGCGCGATCCGGAAGATGGAGCGTGAGCTCAAGCCGATCGAGCTCCGGACCGCCAGCGAGAAGACTCTCTCCGACCTGGACACCATCAAGGCCGCCCTGGCGGACCTGTCCAAGACGAAGATCGAGCCGGGCATGGACACGCGCGGCATGGAGCGCGACCTCCTCAAGATCACGGCGATGCTCGACGACATGAAGAAGAGCGCCGACATCGACGTCAAGTGGGACGTGGACGAGGCCACCAAGACCTTCGA